TCCGCGAAGCGTCGCCGCCGCCTGCGGGCGCGGCGGTATCGAACGGCGTGTCGGACGACTGCCTGGTAACGCGCAAAACCTGGATGTGACACCTGTTGATGGCGCCGGAGAAACTGACGACGATTGTCGCTGTGGTTCCCGTCGGCACTCGCAGATACCACAACGATGTCCGTGTGGATGTTCCCGTGGTATTCGCCGCATTCGTTGCGGCACTTCCGCCGATTGTGACGCCAGTTATAGTGCCAGCAACAGCATTGGCAACGTGAACGACAACGAGACGGTCATAGGATGCCGCGCCGATATCTTGGTTTGTGTAAGTGTATGTGGCGGCGCCTGTGTCGTTGGTTGCGTGGCTTACGTAGGATATATTTACCGGAGAGCGCGCTGCCGCCCCTACACTCCACCCCGGAAGGAAGTTCATGTGTGCGCCACCTTGGACGACACCACGAAGTGCGTGCTACTCACGCAGTACACTGACAGAAGATACCATTTCGCGTTATCACAGTCGATTATCGTCGGCGTGTCCCCGAGGTAGTTGGCCCCGAACGTGATCGTCCGATCGGTGGCATCATTTCCCTGCACCAGGATGGTGCGCCACGTTCCCGGCTGCCCATTGGTTGGATTGCCGATTGCCCGGTTTGCAGCGACCGTCAAAGTGAAGTTTATGGCCGTGTCCCAATCGACGGCGACGGTGGCCGCGTCGGTCAGCGCCACGGCGGCGGCGGCGGTTTCGAGGTCTTCCGCCATGATGGCTTTCGCGCCTGTGGTGGCGGCTCTTATCTCGGCATCGGTCGCCATTTCGATCGTGCCTTCAGTCGTCTCGCTAGCGGTCGAGGTGCCGCCGCTACCTGCCAGCGCCTGAAGCGCGGCATACCAGTTCAAATCAATGCGGCCCGTCTGCGGGTTCACGATTGGCAGGTCTGCTGTCGGGAAGTTGACCATCTAGCGTGTCGGCCTCGCGTGGATATAGGCCTGCGTTAGCGCTTTGAGCACTGCGGCTGAGGCCCGGAACCGCCAGATTCTGCCCTTCTTGGTACACCGGCCCCAGCGGTTGAGCCTCACCGTTTGATCATATTCGCCGAGCCGACCGATGGACTGACGGCGTTCGCCACGGAATGTTTTGCCGCCGTCGTCGGAGTAATCCACCATTAATTCCGGATTGGCATTGGAATCGGTGGTGGAATTCAAACCGACGCCAGACACCACATCGACCTCGACGGCATCGATGAGCATGCGATACGGAAATTTGTGGCTGTGCGGGCAATGCGCCTCGAACACCAGTTCGGCGCCTGCTTCGGTGTATGCGTCCGGATCGAGGTAATAGAGAGCACCATCGGTTTCGTTGCCCATGATGTATTTGCCGCCGAACAGCAGCGACGAATTCACCTGCCACCGATCGAGGCCGTAGGTTTTCCGCTCGTACCAGGCATTTTCCAGACCGGTTTTGCGCGCCGTGGCAATGTCGAGGCAATAGGTGAAATTTGCGCCCTTCAGGGTGTAGACCTCGTGCCCATGGAAGGCATGCGTGGAACCGACCATCTCCGATTTCTGCACTTCGGTCAGCCCGGCGATGGCGCGCTCCACGGCATGGTTCGAAGCACGTTCGGCGGCACCGTCGCGGCCGTAGCGCACGATGCCGTTGTGATCGACCCAGATCAGTGCTTTCTCGAATTTGGCTACGGTGTGCGGCCCCGTCAGCCCGAGTTCGATGTCCTGCTGCACCGGCGAGAACGGAAACGGCTGCCCAGCCAGGGAGGCGTCGGCCTGCCAGATTTCCAGGCTCTTGGTGCCGAAGAAATAGCCGAACCCCGCATTCGTGAAAACGCGCACCAACCCGTCGGAGCTGGAATTGATTTCGCCGAATGCCAACGCGTTGATTGCTGTCGCGGTGTCGGTATCGGAGCAATAGACCAGCCCCGATGAGATGCCGAACAGGAACCGGCCCTTGAGATAATCGATGGAATTCGGTGCCGGTAAATCCGCGTCCGCATTGAGCGTAATGGCGCCGGATTGCATGACGTAATATTGGCCCGCAGGCGTGACGATGCCGATTTCAGGCGGATCGGCGCGGTTCACGGCCAGAAACAGACGCCCAGAGCCAACAAGCGTTGCAAGCGCCGTGGCGCCGCCCTCGCTATCGAACCCGATTACCTGGTTGCCGAGAAAGGCGATCATCTGCGACGACGACAGCTCAATCAGCCCGCGCTCGATGCCCGTGTATGTGCCGGTGTCCCAGCGCGTGAGGCCTGGCACGCCGTAAAGCGCGAAAGGGGTCTTGCCTTGGTCGCCGTTAATCTCGGTGTAGCCGTTGATCAATCGCGCGCCAGCCACCTGGCCGTCACGGCCGCGTGTGGTTGCCGATGGCAGCAAGAGCGGCAGCGGTGTGCTCATCGGGCGCGATCCGGCACGAAGCGAATGATGTCCTCGCGCTCCCAATCCATCGCTTCTTCGGCCAGCTCGGCGGCGCGCATCAGCACACGCTGCGCCACCTCGCCCTCGATGCCGTAGCTGTCCAGCAGACGCGCCGCCAATCCGTAGCCCACCGTTTCGAGATGCTCCTGTGGCACGTCGATGTCGTTCGCCAGATCGTCAACATCGTCGATGCGCTTTTGGTAGGTACAGCGCAGCGTCTCCGTGGTTACGGTCGCCTGCACCGGCCAGACATAGAGCGTCGGCGCGCCGCGCTGCGGATCGAAATAGAACTGCGTCGGATTGCCGCCAGAAGTCTTGACCGGCAGATCGAAATATTGCTCACGGGTGAAGCTCCGCATCGGCAGATCGGTGCTGCTGCTGTTGCGATATCGCAGCCCGAGGATGCGCAGCGGATTGAGTGTCGCCGTCAGATCATAAGACGACGTCGCCGACACCATGGTGATGGTGCCCTCGCTTTTTTTCCATAAATGCGGCCCCTTCCGCTGCCAGCTCTTGAGCATGAGGTTCAGCTCTTGCATGGCGGCTGCGGCTTCGTCGGCGTCGAGCGTCTGCGTCAGCGGCAAAACGTTGAGCTTTTGCAGGCTGTAAGTCACGACTTCGCGCGCCGTCAGCGAGAAATCGTAGGAGCCGGAAAGCGTCATAAATCCTCCGGCGTCACATCGCCAGGGGCGAGAAAGACGTTTGTTGGCGGGTTGGCGTAAGGCACGGTCTGATCGTCACTGCGGCCGCGCACGTAGTCTTGCGGGTGCCGAGGCTCCCAGCAGGATTCGCAGACGTGCAGCCCTGTCCACTCCCTACGAATTTCGCTGCCATATTTTGTGAAGCCGCAGCGCTGGCAGACATAGAGCCAGTCACCAAGCTTCCAGCCGTTGCGCAGCGCCATGGTCAGCTTTTCTTTATCGAGAGTATCAGTGTCCCGAAAGCCCCCGCCGTTAACCCGGTGGTGGTCAGTTTGATCTGCCCCGTGCCGTCAAGTTCGTTGGAACGATCCGAGAGGCCGCCGAAATAATCGAAATTGACATAGTTTCCCTGTCCGCCGGACATCGTCCAGATGGGCGTGTCGCTCGTCAGATAGTCGAACTCCAGGAACGCGTTGAACCCGCTCAGATCGTACCAGACTTCAGTGATTTTCAACGCTGGAACGGGTGGCAGGGGAATTTGGAACGCGGCGGGATCGATGATGATCTCGTCCGCCAAATCCCCGCTGCCATCGCCAGAAATCGAGACATGGACAACCGCGTTGCGAGGGCCGTCGATGATTTTCGTAACTGCAAGTTGCGCCATGACCAGGCCTCTATTATTCGTCGATTTCGACCCATGTGAAAGCGGCAATGCCGATGGCCGCCGTAGTCAGATAGGAGAAGGAAAGATTCGTGCCGGGCGGCAGGATGATTTCGCCTCTCGTCTCATCCACATACATGCCCGGCGTGATCGAGGACGCCGCAGCAACGCCGCTGATCGGGCGCAACCATACCGGCGCGGCGGGAAGTGTGGCGGCCGAGTCGACCAAGCCAACACCGGTATCCACGTTGCTACCGGTTGCGATGGCGTTATGGATGACGGCTGGTGTGGTGTGCGTGACGGCTGTCACGGATACGGCGGCGCTGATGGCGAGGCCGACAACGGCAACGCCCGCCGGTGCCGTCGATGGAACGAAGCGGCACTTGGCCACAACGAGCTTTTTGCGGGAGCCATAGGGGTTGGAAAGCACCAACCCCGTGCAAGTGGCGCTGACCGTCGAGAGCGTGACGGCGCCCGTCGAGCAGGAATGGTACATGTTGCCCAAGCGGGCGTGTTCAACGAACCAGTCGGGAGAAGAAAGCATTTGATGCCTCTAGTCTAAGGATGTGGGGGATTATTTGCCTTTGCCCAGCTTGCCGAGCGTCTGCGCCAGGCGCGCACGCTGGCCGAGCAGGCCGCCTTTGCCAGCGGCCGCAGCGAGTTTTGCGGCCGGGATTTTCTTGCCGGACTTGATGGCGCGAGACTTCGCGGATGATTTGGCTGGTGCGGGCATGATTACGCAGCCGCAACGGCAACTGCGAGGCCAGATGTTGCCGCCGTGGGTGCGGCGCCATCGATATAGACGCGGCCAGATACGCCCGTTGTTTCCCAATCGGTCGCACCAATCAGCGTGCAGTTGCGCAGCATAATCATACCGCCCGGACTGGTGCCAGCCGCCACGGCAAGGGCTTCCGTCATGGTGGTGGCCGCCGACTGGATGGCGTTCACGAACAGGCAGTTCTCAAAGATGGTCCAGCGGTCGATGCCCGTCGCGCCGACATTCAGGAAGGCAAAACCGGCCGCCTCGGCGTAGGACTCGATGATGCAGTCCTTGAACCAGTTGCGTGTCGCGCCGCCCGAGAGGCTCATCTCGTAGGTGGCGGCAGTGCCGCGCGCGATGGTATCGAGACCGATCACACAGCGCTCAAACAGGTTTTCCGACCCCGTTAGCGACAACGAATAATTCGCGGCCGTGTCCATGGCGTCGTGTCCGATGCCCGCGAAGTGGCAATTGTAGAAGCGATTGCGCGAGCCGCTGACCAATACGGCGCCTTTCGATGTGGCGTCGTTAACACCGTGGAAAACATGGATGTTTGCGATCAGGCAGTTATCGGCGCTGACCGTGAACAGATTATCGACGTTGGTGGCTGTGGAAAGTTGCGCGATGCGCGAGCGCTGGGCAACGGCACCGCCCGCATTGACGCCGATCAGGTGCACGCCGTCCTTCGCCCAGTCGAGCGCGGTAGACTGGTAGTCGGTGGTGTTGGCTGCGGTGTTCGACGAGGCCAGCATGAACACGGTGTCGTTGTGGTCGGCTGTGGCCACACTTTGCGCCTGGGCAAGCGTTGCGAACGGCCGGGAGACTTTATCACCCCGGTGGCCATCGCTGCCGCCCGCATCAGTGCCAGGCGCTACGAACCACGGTTTCGAGACGCGGCCGAATGGAATGTTGGGCAGGTGCGGAACGCCGCCCATGCTGAAAAGCATGTCGCCGAAAGTTGTCATAGGAAATTCTCCGGATTGGACGGCGCGCAGCAGCAGGAGCAGCCAGGGATGACGGTCGTCCCTACTGCGCGCCGGTTTCAGACGTTGATGTGAGGCTTAATTATGCGCCCGCAGAAGCGTAGCCGCCGCGGAAGTCGGTGTGCCCGGCGACAAAGCGCATATACGCCGCCGCCTTCAGGTTCTTGCTGTTGAAGTCGTTGTCCTGGTCGAACGACATTTCCTCGCGGTTGATGAACTGCCATCCGTTCGGGCAGTTGGTTTTGACGAACCAGGCGTCTGTGTCCGTGAAATACGGATTGACGATTGGCGCCTTGCCGAGAAGCCCCGCCGTGCGGATGGCGTTCACGGCATTGTTGGCCGTGTCGTTCTGGAATTCCGACTTCAGCACACGGATCGCTTCGAAATTCAAGGCGGTCGGTATCAGCAGATCAACCGGCCGAAGCGCGATATTCAGCCCACGGCTGTTCTTCGCGTTCATGATCTGAATGATGAGGTCTTCCAGTGCCGCTTCAGAGAAGTCCGCAGACGGATTTAGTTCGTTGCTCTGCGTGCCATCGACGGTCGCGTGATCGGTCGCAAACGCCTCTTTGCCATCGGCGAACGTGTAGGAGGAGTTGAAGCCGCGATTGAAGAAGTTGGCGGCGATGATCTGCCGCGTGGTCTCCATCGAAAACGCCAGTGCGGCCGAGCGGCGCCGGGACACGATCTCATAGAGATTGTCTTTTTGCTCCTCGTACGACACCATGTAACCCAGGGCGTAGGCGACGTGCGTATAGCGCTGCGTTGCTCCTTGCGTCTCGCTGTCGAAGGAGATGTCGGCGGCCTGCGCTTTTACTGGCGCGAGGCCAAAGCCGGTTGTTTCGACATCCTCTTCATAGGCCTTGTTGGAGCCGCCGACCTCGAACATTTCCATGTGGAATTTCGGGTGCTTGCCATATTCGCGGCCCCACCACTTACGTATGCCTTCCCAGAGCGCTTTTGGATGCGAGCCAGTTGTAATAACACCAGTCATTTTGCTCTCTCCCTATGCCCCGGCCGAGCCGTCGACGAAGAAGTGGTTGTTCAGTCGCACGAGCCAATCGGCGTTGATGCCGATGGCGTTGTCCGGCGTGTCGTCGAGGCCAAAAATCATTATGTCCTCGGTGGCGTCGCCCGCCGCGCTGATCGTCGCCATGCTGATCTCGATGGCCGAGAAGCCGGTTACGGTCGATCCGGAAGTGAACCCGGTAAGGTCCGCGACATTGGCGACGATGCCCGCCGTCGGGACAGCGGCACCGTCGTCCTGCACCACGAAAAGCAGGTTCGGATCGTCGGCCACCAGGACATAGCGCTCGGTGGAATTCGCCCGGTAAATGGTGGCATCGCGGCCAGTGCCGCCAACACCGCCAAGCGGCTCGATGCCGACGACGACGCCGACCACGGGGTTGCCCGTGCTGACGTTGCCGGTGACGCTCATGACGCCGCGCGAGTCGGCCGAGCCTGCGGGTTTAACGAGGCCGCCGCGATAAATGGCGGCGTCGGTGTCGGTCGCCGGAACGTAATAGCGATTTGCCTTTCCGTTCCAGGCCGCACCATTGAGATACCTGCGCGGCCACAAGCCGCGAGGCGTATCAGGGTTTGCCATGTTGTGAAGTCCTGGTTAAGGGGAACGGCTCAGGCGAAACGCCGAGCCTGCCTAGGTGTTGTTTTCCTTGATGACGATCCCGCCCGCAGGCACATAGGAGCCATCCGTATGGATCATTTCGCCGGTCTTCGCGTCCGGCGTTTGCCCGCGCCGGATCGCACTCATGCGAGCATCGACCGCTTTCTGCCCCTCGGCCTTGTCCTCGTCGTCAAAATCCTTGCGCTTGCGCACCAGGAAAGCCCGCAGCGGCTGGCCGAACTGATCGACGCCAGCATGGCGTTCGATGCGCTGCCCTGCGCCGGTGTTGCGCTCGTCGCCCTCGACCTCAGCGTCCATAACGAATTCCCAATCGTCATATTGGGTTTTCTGCTCGATGCGGCCTGGCCGGTCGCATAGCCAGTGATAGCGGTACTCCTTATCGCCCCGCAGACGCTCGGGCAGAGCGAAGCGCAGATTCATCTCCAGCCCCATGCCACGGCGGCGCCGCCTGGCTACCTTTACCGTCTCCGCGCGGGTGATGGTGGTGTTGGCCGTGGCGGCTGTTCCCGCCTGCGGCATCTCTCGATTTAGCGGCGGCCGTCCGCGCCTGAGCGGCGGCACCGGTGGTTGGTCGGTTTGGTCGCTCATGGTCAACTCCAATACGTCGCTGCGGCCTCAGCCTTATCTTTGTAGAGGCCTTCCTTGATGTGACGGTCGATGATCTGCCGCTCTTCCGCAGGGATGTCGGTCCAACCTTTGCCGCGCGGTTGCGACGACATACGGCCGCCATCGCCGCTCTCGACGGCAGTGCGTCCGGATGGCTCTTTGTTGGCACTGGCACTGCGGAATTTTTCGGGGAATCGCCGCATCAGCTCTTTCTTGGTTTTCGCCAGATTGTCGGTCACTGTCAGCCCCGGCTCATCCTCAAGAAGCTGCACATGGATGCCTTGGGCCGCCATGTTCAACGTCTTGTCCTTCAGGAACCAGGGGTTGGCTTGCACCCAGTGTTCGACATCGGGATGCACCTCGTCGGCGCTTTCGCCCTTCTTCGGCTTGGGCGCGTCGGCGGCGGCTACCTCTACCTCTTTCTGATACAGATCGGCCTCGGCGCGATTCAGCCGGTCATATTCGGCGGTATCGCCGAGTTCGACCGCCGAGCGTCTGGCTGCCTCGATGTCGGCGTAGAGCTTACCGCGCTGTGCCTGGCTCATCTTTTCCATGCGCTGGAGGCGCAGATCGAAGGCGCGTTTCTCGGCGTCCAGACGTTGCTTTACGCCACGCATTTCCTTTTCGGTGCGCGCCAGTTCCTTGCGCAGATAGTGCGGATCGCCGCGGCGCAGCCACTCGTCGGCATCGCACCAATCATCACGGTTGCCTCGGAATTCCTCCAGCGGCACCCAGCGTTGCGAGCGCGCCTTGGTCTCGACTTCGGTCTGGTCGCTCGTGTCATCATCTTGGGCTGCGCCCGCGGCGCCTTCCTCGTCGTCATCAGCCATCGGCAATAAAAAACCGCCCATCAAGGCGGCTCCTCTCTCTTGTTCGTTGGGCACAAAAAAACCGCCCCTTGGGCGGCGTCCTCTTTCTGGTCGTGATGGCTGCCCACTGACGGGATGCGCTACACCTGTCCGTCAGTGGGCAGTCTCCGGCGTGGGTGGACGCCGAAACTTGCGGTGCGCGTCAGTGCAGAAGTCTCACCTCGTCCGGATGGCGTCGTGCCATCTCGCTCGTAACCCGCGTCAAATTGGCCCTCATGGTTAAATCTTGCCTCTCGCGCAGGAGGCGCACATGAATGCTCTGCGCCTCTAACTGCAGCGCCACATCGCCGCTATACCAGGGATTGCGCGCAATCCATTTCTGGATCGTAGTTAAATCTTCCGGCGTCAAATCGGTTAGATTCATGCCGGGCGGCTGTATGCCACCCGTCGGCTCCAACCGCCGCTGCGCCTCCAGTATTTTCCATGCCACCAGCGCACCAACCGCACTGGCGAGAAACCAGCCAGCAACCCACACACCGAAGCCAAGCAACATTGGCGCCTCCCAAGGCCTTCAATATTCGAGAATACCAGCAATGTCCTTATCATTGATGAGACGGTATTCCAATTGCTCGTCGTGGCCCTTGGCGTTCGTAATGGTTTTACCCTTAATTTTCATTCCCGCGTAGCGCGCGAACACGACGCGGTCACCCGTCTGCGGCAATCGCGTGCCCTCGGGCCAATCGTGGTACGAGAATGCCGCCGGTGAGACATCGATGATGTGGCCGGTGACGCTTCCAGCCTGATAGCGGGCTGCATATTCCGACGGGATGGCGATGTTCGAACGCCGCGCTTGCAGCGTGACCTCGTCCTCGTCCGGCAACACCAGCACCTTAAATTCGCTTGGGATAATGCCGCTATCATTCATCCTTCGTCATCCTTCGTCATCCTTCGTTTCTTGGGCCTTGAGACATTGCTGCACATCGGCATGCGTCAGCAGTGCCACCCACGCCAGCGTATCGGCGCGCATCTTGTGCCCGGCATGCGCGACCTCATCCCAACCGTGATCCCAGGCGCCGCGCGCAAATTCGGATCGCGTCCGGCGGTGCTCGTCGCGCAGGAACACCTTCTGAAACCATGCCGTCGTCGGATGTGCCAGCCACTCTTCCCACTCGGTGGCCGTTGGCGGCCGGTCGCGGTTGATGGGATCGCTCATGCGGCCACCTCTTGCTCCGGTTGCTGCTGAGCCTGCTGTTGTGCCGCCAGGTCGGCTTCCTGACTCGCCTTGCGTGCCTGAGCATCCTGCATCGCGGCTTCCATGGCGGTGTTCTGGTCGGCGGCACCGGTCACCATTTCCGCGTGATCGCGGGCGACGCGCTGGCCGATGTCGTGCGTTTCCATCGTAGTCTTGCCCGCCTGCGCTTTGTCTTTCTCAGCGGCGGCGAGCGTCTGCGCAATCTTGGCTTTGGCGCCCTCGACCATCATCGGATCGGGCTGCGATGGCGTAATCAGCTTGTCGATGTCCTCGATGTTCCCAGCCTCGTAGATGCGTCGCAACGCCTCTTCTTTGTTGACGTTCGGGAATTTCAGCGCCGTATCCATGATCAATTGCGCCTTGGCCATCTTCTGCGCGTCGGTTACCTGCGTCGGATCGGCAACCGGCACGATGTCGAAATCTTTGTTCTCATAATCCTGAGCCATGGTCGGCTGTTGAAGCTGCGCCATGATTTCAGGCGGTGGCGGTGGCAATTGCTGGCCCTGGGCTTGCGCTTGCTGCGCGGCCTGCTGGAGCTGCGCCACAAGCTGCTGCGGCGGTTCCCAGTCGATGACTTTTTGATATTCCTCTTCGTCGGGGTGCCGCTTGTTCAGCTCGAAAATCAACTCGAATTCCTGCGCCAGGCTGCGGAAGATGCGTTTGACGATGCTGGTAAAAACCTTGAGGCCCTGCTCGATCAGCGCCAGCAGCGTTGTCGGCTGCATGGTCTGTGCTCGGCTTTCGCCGGTGAGCACGTCCTGCACGCTGGCAATCTGCTTGCCCGCATCAATGAGCATGCCGAGCAGTTGGAACAGCACCGGCGACGGCCCGGCGAACTGATGCGGCACGATGGCGTCGCGTATTTTCTGGCCGGGCACGGCGATATTGCGCCATTCATTCAGCGCGATCCGCATCTCACTGGCTTTAAGGTTCAGCCCAGAGCCGATGAAGCCGCCGCCCGCATTCTGCAGGTGCCCGGCGTCGATCATCTGATTGAGCGAGGTGTTCACGGCCTCGTTGATGGTGCGCAGCAAGCGCCCGAATCCGATGCCGTAGAAGCCGCCGTTCGGGTCCGGCAGAAACGGATAGTGCACGAAATAATCGCGGCGGGTAATGCGGA